AATGTATAAATCAACTAAGAGGAGGTTCCTTTGGAGAAGTAAAACTTGTGGGATTCTGCAATGAAAAGACTATTTCTGAAGGAGTTAGACGTATTGCAAATAAGACAGCCAAGAAATTGGTTGAAAATTATCCAGGAGAGCAATTTCAGGCTATTATGTCCAAAACTTTGGATGCAGTAGAAGGACAGGAGCCTTCGGAGGAGGATAAAACTAAATTATCTAAAGAGAAGGATGAAAAAATTAAGGAACTCTTTGAAAGTGAGGTAGTTATAAATTTTGATGAACTTCCAGATTGGAAAATAATGAATGGTAGACTTGAGGCAAATAAGGATAACTTATCGCATAATTATGTATTTTTGTTCGAAAAACTATTCCAAAATTACGATTAATGGTAACTATAAACGATAATTGTGTAAATCTGATAAAATCATTCGAAGGTCTATCTCTTAAACCATACCATGGAGTAGCAGATAGACCTGATGTTTTTACAGTGGGTTTCGGGAGTATCCGTTATCCTCCCTACTATTTAAGAGGCAAACCTGTAGCTTTAAATGATCCCCCAATTACACAAGAACAAGCTATAGACTTTCTAAAGTATGAAATAACCCAAAAATCCATAGCAATAGACCCTCTTTTGAGGGATGATCTTACCCCTAACCAATTTGCAGCATTATTGTCTTTTGCCTATAATTTAGGGGAAGGAGCCTTGAAAATGAGCACTTTGAGGTCAAAAGTTAACAATAATCCTAAAGACCCTTCTATAAAAGACGAATTTGTCAAATGGATAATTTCTAATGGTCAGAAGCAATTTGGCTTATTGAGGCGTAGATTAGCAGAATGGAACTTGTATAACACTCCATAGTTAGTTTTTCTTATAGCATTAATTTTAATTAAATATCTTGCTAATTTGTATAATTAGTAGTAATTTTGTATTTTCCCACAAATTATATTGACTAATGACATCTGAAATAGAAGAAAAACTATCTATTATACAGCAATCTTTGGTGGAAATCAAAGTTACTGGACAAAATACCCTAGAGGAATGCAGAAAAACCAATGGTAGGGTAACAAAATTGGAGGATAAGTATAATGAATTGGACAAATCCGTAGCTCTTATAGAGCAAACAGTGGATGATATCAAACCAGATGTGAAGAAAAACAATTCATTTATGGATAAAGTAGTTGGAAATTGGCAAGCTATAGTTATAATCGGAGGTCTTATTTGGGATATATTTTTAAGGAAATAATATGTTCAGGTCATTGAAAGATACGTGGAATGCTGAATCCACCAAAATAGGCAAAATTTTGCATACTTGGGTAGCTGGGGTATTAGCTATATGCTCGGCTTTGGGTATGGCAAATGAATATCTATCGGTTATTCCTCCAGATTATATCCCTACTTGGTTAAAAACAGTAGTCGTAATATCTGGAGTAATATCATTTGTAGGTGGTAAATTAACTAAAAAACCAAATGTTCAGTCTTAGAACAAAAATAGAGGCAGCTTTAGGGGTAACATTATTGATATGTATATTCTTATTACATATCTATTATAACAAATTCCAAGAAGAAAAGTCTCAAAAACAAGGTATAGAGCAATTGTTCTCCAAAAAACAAGCTGAAGTAGAACTTTATAGGAACCATAATAACCAATTGGTTACTCAAAATGAAGCTGTTACTTTAGAGAACAAATCAGTAAAAGATCTTGTAAAACAGGGAAACCTTTCCTTTTTAAAGGATTTTGACAATCTAAAGAAGAATTATAAAAATCTTGAATTTGCATATCAAATGCAGGTAAGGATTTCCGATAGCTTAAAAAGCAAACTTCAATTCAAGGATACAGTCTATATTACCTCCAAAGGAGATACTATAAAATTCAAGGCTTTCAGTTGGGAAACGAAAGATAAATGGAGGGATATATCCCTTAAACAAGTAAGTACCGATAGTGTCCTCTTCAAGGAGCATCAATTGGTACCTTTGGATGGAGTATTATATTGGAAAAGAAAATGGTTTTTAGGTAAAAAAAGATATTGGGCAGAAGCTACTTCTGAGAACCCACATGTAACAATACCTAAGTTATTGAATTTAAGAATAGGTAAAAAGAAATAATAATGAGTGTTCCTAATCAACAAGTGGGTTGGTCGCCAGAAGATAAACTTCTTCAAAATATATCAAAGCAATTCGAAAGACTCATCCAAGTAGCCTCTACTATAGCTGGTGGTGGTGGGGGAGGTACTGTTACCTCCTTCTCTTTTACCAACGGAGGTGGATTCACTGGTACCGTTACCAATCCTACAACGACTCCAACATTATCCTTAGTATTACAAAATGCCTCAGGTTCACAAAATGGACAATTAACATCTGCTGATTGGACAACTTTTAACAACAAACAGTCAGCATTGAGTTTTGCCAATTTGGTAGGTACAGCAAACCAAGTAAGTTTATCAGCAAGTGGTACTGGGGTTCTTGTAGGCTCTACCAATATAACTTTATCTATTCCAGCTAACGCTCAACTATCGGTAGCAAAACTGACAAATCTTACATCGAATGGATTCGTAAAGACTTCAAGTGGAGATGGCACCTTATCGATAGATACTAATACATATATTGTAACTGGATCTGCATGGTTATTGGCTTCCGGCGGAACCTTAACAGGAGCAAATACTGTAACAGGTACTACTACGAACATCTTCAAGATGGTATTTACCAATCTTGGAACCACACAGACTGATGGGGCAGGTATTTATTTACAGAATCAACAAGCTGCTGCCAACAATGCGCAGCAGATTTCTCCAGCAATAACTTTTGAAGGTAGCGGATGGGGTATAACAGGGGGTGCACCACAAGTGGTTAAATTGATACAGGATATCTTACCTGTACAAGGGAACAATCCATCCATAACTTGGAGATTAAGAACCTCGATAAATGGTGCTGCTTATGCTGATTTGATGACATTGAATTCCACAAATTTGAATTTCCCTAGCGGTGTGAATATTCAACAAGGAGGTACTACTAGGATTACCGTGGATCCTGCTGCTGGAGGGGCTATAACATTCACGCAATCGGCAGTATCTTCTTTATGGACACCTGCCTTAACAAGTATAGTAGGTAACTATACGTCATTGACATTGAACACTGCTTTTATAGCAAGGGACTTTAGAGGTGCTACGTGGACGTGGGCTGATGGTACAGTGCCTACACAGATATTCAATTATTTCAAGGCATTTACTGCAAATAAATTAACTACATCTGCTACATTTACGGATATTTACAATGGTTACTTTGAAAAAAGTATTCAAGGTACAAGCGTCACCTTTACCCGTAACTGGGGTATAGGAACAAATGGTAATCTTCAAGTACAAGGAAGCGCATTTGTTGGTGCTGCTTCTATATTACCAACAGCATTATTACACCTTGCTGCTGGTACAGCAACTGCTTCTACTGCTCCACTAAAATTAACTTCTGGGACAAATTTGACCACTGCCGAGGCAGGGGCATTTGAATATGACGGTACCTCCCTCTTCTTCACAAGAACAGGTACAACTAGGGAATCAATTCTAACCTCAGCAGGAGGAGCATCTGCTCCATCTACTTCTTCGTTGACAGCATTTACCAATTATTACGGCACGGGGGGAACAATAGCACTAAGTACTCCAGCAGATTGGTTATCTGTAGTAATAAATGGAACAGCAAGAAAAATACCAGCATATTAAATAAGGTAATAAAATTATGGGGTACAGCAATCAACAAATAGGGAGTTCTATCAAAGTAAAGATCCTTCAAAGGATATCCAAACAAATAGATCAATTAATAAAAATATTATCTACAAAATAGATGCCTCATTTTATAAAACCAGGTAATTGGGAAGCAGGAACTAAAACTTACAAACGTTCCTTAAATCTGGAAAATCTTATTTCTACGGTAGCCCCTGCTGTAAATCTTATAGCAGGAGCTAATATATTGATAAGTGGCACTTATCCAAATTTTACTATATCTTCCCCTGGAACATATGTAAATTTAATAGGAGGTAATTCTTCTTTGGCTGGATCAGGCACTGCATTAATGGGATTGGATACCTTAGGTAACCCAACAAGAACTACTGGCGATGTCTCATCAGTTGTAACTGCTGTAAATCTTTCGATTGTATTACAAGAGCAAATACTTTCATATATACCTGTTAGTCAATCTGTAGGTGTAATTTCGGCAGCCTCGACATTTTCAGGTTGGGGTTACCCGATAGGACAAGTGCAGAAAATCAGGAGCGTGGAATTCTATATCTATGCTTTTGATAATGCATTACTACCTTCCCTAATGACAGTAAGGATCAGAAGTGTAGATAATAATGGGTCAATCCTTTTCGAACAACAAAATATCTCCATTTCACCTGCACTTAATACACTAACTAAATATACCGTAACTCTACCGTCTCAATTGGACAATGCAGGTAATTCCAGACTGTGGTTTGAGTATCTCACAAACGGACATGTTGCAATTTATGCAACTGCTGTAAATCTACCTTTCCCTGATGCGTCATTGGGAGGTGACTATCCTAAAACTAGATATGCAACAAATGCCAATAGTACTGGAGTAACACAAGCAAATAATTCCAGTTCAATAAATGGGTATATCAAGGTCAATTATTTCAACGCTAATTACACCACTCCTACATCCGATTTTGCGGCACAGATGTTATTGACTATAGATTCGACATCTATTGTTCATCCATCGAATGTCTATACACTTGCGACGCAGGAAAGTAATTTGTACTTTAATCCAATGGTACAAACAACCATTTCTCGAAGCTTGTTGGAATATACACAGTCAGGTGCATCGACATTCGGTACTTTATGGGAAAAATGGTGGAGGAACGATAAGACAAAGACATCCAGTTATGCTGGTACCTTCAATGTGTTCAAGAACAATGTACTACAGGCCACAAAAGATCTTACTATCAATGTAGCTACAGTAGGATCAGGATCCGGTGTTACAAGAAAGGTCTTATGTATAGGTGATAGTAATACTGCATCTAATATCTATCCCCAAACCCTATATGATGACTTGCAGACTTTCAATGGTGGTGTAGGATTGAAAGTAACATTGGTAGGAACAAAAGGTGTTGCACCATATAAGAATGAAGGCATTGCTGGTAAAACATTGAATTTTTTCCATACAGACCCAACATCGCCCTTTGTCTTCTCTGGAGTATTTGATTTTTCACAATACCTTAGTAACAATAGTATCACTATGGCATCGGGTGACTGGGTAAGCTTTTTCCTCGGTACAAATGATCTATTTTCATTAACTGATTATACTGCGGTTCCTACCAAAATAACCGCAATGATGACCGATCTTGATGCAATGATTGCAAATATTCAATCTGTAGTACCAGGGATACGTATTTGTATAATGATGAGTATGCCCTCAGCACCAAGCCAAGATGCTTGGGCAGTTATAGGATCAGCAACTACATATCAGACTCAAAAGCAATTTATGCGAAATATGTACGCATGGTGGAATTCACTTATTTCAACTTACGACAATTCAACTAAACGTTCTGCTGGGATTTATCTGCTTGGTACACATGCTTGTATTGATATTGAGAACAATTTTACTAAATCTTCTGTTGCCCCCAATGCCAGGATAGCAAATTCGTTTAATCAGGATCAAGTAATTCCATTAAGTCAGAATTTTACCGGTAGTGCATCCCTGACAATAACTATCAGTAATACAAATAATATACATATCTTGGGGGTTTATAAGAACGGATCGAGGCTTCTACCCACTGACTATAGTGTATCGGATGTATTGAAGCAAGTAACTCTTGTATCCAGGTCCTCAGGGGATAATATACTTATTGAATTCTTGAGCGGATACTCTATGACATATGATAATAATGTCCACCCAGCTCCCGCTGGGTTTAACCAGATAGCAGATGCATTAAAAGCATTCTATAAATTCTATGCATAGTTAATATTCAAAAACCAACAACTAAATTATGAGTAAAGAATTAGCAATAATTCAATATTTTTCGTAAATTTGCTATTTAAAAACCAACTTTAACTAAATATGGAACAAGAAATCTGGAAAGATATACCTAATTATGAAGGATTGTATCAAGCTAGTACATTAGGTAGAATTAAACGAGTCAAAAGATATAATAAAGGAAGAGCTGGATGTAAAAGATTAGTAAATGAAAAAGTATTAAAATTTCTTCTTGATAGAAGAGGATATTATTATAGTATAATATTATTTAAAAATAATCACAAACGCAGAATTAGTATCCATAGACTTGTTGCTTTAACCTTCATTACTAATCCTAGTAACAAGCCTCAAGTAAACCATATAAATGGGAATAAGAAAGATAATAGAGCTATCAATTTAGAATGGTGTACAAATTCCGAAAATCAACTACATGCCTATAAAATAGGATTAAAAGTAATTCCTGATGGGGAAATAAATGCTAATAGCAAGTTAAGTAATTTGGAAGTTGAGTACATCAAAGAGTTATATAATTATGGAAAGACAATATCGGAGATATCAAAAATTAAAAATATTCCGATAGGTAGATTAAGATCTATATTTTATGGACAATCTTGGAAATCTCATTCTGTTCAAATAGACAAAAGAGATGGTAGATCTGATAGAAGTAAAGAGTTATATAAAAGATTGGAATTAAAAAGATTTAATAATAAATCAAAGTGTGCTAATATAATAGTAGCTAAAGTAGATAAAATTACAGGAAAGGAAACCATCTATAAAAGTGTGAAGGAAGCATCGGATAAAACAGGTATTCCGAGAACATCTATAAGATGTGTGGTCAATAGAACTAAAATACCTCATTCAAAAAATAAGGACAAGTATACAATCCTTACTGAGGCGGGTGGATATTTTTGGAGAAAAGTTGAAGGAATAGATTTAAATACATTACTATGAGAGATATAGTATACCTTCAGGCGGCCCCAAACGACTACTATTATTCTTGGCAAACACATCTATGGCTTGAAAGTCTTAGGGAAATAGGAAAATCAGATAAAGCAATATCTGCTATATTTGTTCCACAAGGGAGGGAATTTAATAACAAACATTGGGAAAATATACAAAAACTGTATCCAGAAGCAACTTTTAAGTTCTATGAACAGACACATAACTTAAATCCTCTACTACAATTATATGTTCCTATTATAAGACCCTATGTACTTATAAAGTTATTTCAGGAACATCCAGAATTAGAGAAAAAAGCAATACTTTACACTGATTGTGACATTCTTTTCAATGAAAAATTCAATATAGACAAATATCTGGATGATGATATTTGTTATCTTTCAGACACAAATTCTTATATAAATGCTTCCTACTTTGATAGTAAAGTAAAAGATGTATTACCATCAAAATTGGAAGAGTATAAGCAGATAGATGTATTGCATGGAGCTACTAAAATAGTTGGTATATCTAGAGAAGTAGCAGAAAAGAACAATTTACATAGCGGAGGTGCCCAATACCTCCTAAAGAACATAGATTGGACTTTTTGGGACAAAATGATGTCAGATACTCTTAATATCAAGAAATACTTATCAGGTGTAAATAGAGTATATTTCGAGGATGAAAATAAAGGTTTCCAAAGTTTTTGTTCAGATATGTGGGGAGTGTTGTGGAATCTCTGGAATAGAGGTCAGAAAACCCAAATAGTCCCAGAAATGGAATTTGTATGGTCTTCAGATCCAATTACCAAATTGGATAAACCAAATATAGGTATATTCCACAATGCAGGTATAGTAAGTGAATTTCAAGGCGATATACCAGTCTTTTTTAAAGGTAAATATCATAATGGTTTGAATCCTTTTAAAGATCCTCATTTGGATGAGGTACATAATAATGAGAGATCAAAAACTTTAGCAAATTGGTATTACGTTAAAAAACTTATAGAATTACGAGAAAAATATTCATTATAAAACAATTTAAATTCAATAATAGACAATGGCAGACAATAACAGATCAAGATTGAAGTTTTTCATCAGAGTTGATGGAGGAGATCGTGATATTAGTGGCTCAGGGGTATGGCGTAAGGTTATGCCCAAAGTAGGTAAATGGAGACAAGTACAAGGTTATACTTGCTGCGATCCCTTTTTTACCACGACCAGTAGCTCGACAACCACTACCACATCAACTACTTCAACAACAACCACGGCACCTAGCGACTTCCGTTTGAAAGTTAATATCAGACCTACAGGCAATAAAGTAGGACAATTTGCAGAATACACTTGGGAGTGGAATTCTACAGCTATCTTATTGGGGTTAGATCATTTCACTAGAAAAGGTGTGATTGCCCAAGAACTTGTAGAAGCAGGTTCAGATGCAGTATTTATTGGAGAAGATGGTTTCTATAGAGTAGACTACGGTAAAATAGTCTAATTCTTATGGATTCTATATTCCCAGAGGAGATGCTCAATAAATCTAATCTGGTGAGAAAGGTTATTAGTCCTAAAAAGGCTAATGAAGAACTTTTCTTGCAACCTAAAGAATCAGGTAATGAAAGAGAGATAATTGAGAACCATAATAGGCAAAGATTTGCTAATCATTTCAATTATGCAGATCCTTATTGTGGCAATCCTAAAACTTACGATCATCAAGGTAACTATAACTGTGGACGCTGTAATCAAGCTGTTGGAGAAAAATGTCTATTATTGAAAATAGCCAAGATTGATAGAAAAGCAGGTAGTTGCGAAGATTGGGAAGTCATAGACGCTGGGGATACAGAAATGACCTTATATAGCAAACATCCAGAAGTAGCTTCTTATGGGATAGCTAAAAATGGTAAGGGATTTGGTTGTCATAGATGCCCATACGCCTCTAAAGCATACTCTCCAGACTCATTAGGAAGAACTTTATATTGTGGAAAGGGTGATTTTAGGGTATTCCCCAATGCATGCTGCCTAGCTAATGGAGTTGAGACTTTATAGATATGCAAATACAAAGAATAGGACTTATTGAGATTGATACAGATAACAATGATAACTATATTAGCTATTTGAGTGCAGTCATTGAGTCGATTGATGAGTTGTGTTCTTTGGAAATATCTAAAAACAATACTTCAATACACTTTAGAATAGCTCCATCTACCACAGAGTATTGCCAACCATTATTACAGGAAATATTGAATTTCAATAATAAACTAGGTATTAGGGTGGAATTATCTAAAAGTATTAAAAATAATTCCACATTAAATTTCTATATAAATTTGGATGTTAAATAAATGCATATTACCTTTGTAACTAAATTTTAATTAAACCAATAAAATATGAAAAATCCAAGGCAATTGGAAACAATTATTGAAGGAGCAATTTATAATGTTCCTACCTTTAAGGTTACAGATCAAGGACTTGAAGATGGAGAAGGTGCCAAAATTGTATTCTGCAAAGGTAATAAAGAAGATTCTACAGTTCTTAGACAAGAAGGTTTCTTCACTGAAACTTTAATACAGGTAGCTAAACAATACTTAGAATCTGTAAATGTGGGAACTTTAGCTAGTAGAGATACTTCTATGGTTATTACCAAATTAGACGAAGCTCTTATGTGGATTCAAAAACGAGCGGAGGATAGGAAACTAAGAGGTGTACAAGGAACTTATCAAAAATAAACCAATATCATGGAAATTGTAAAAGAAGAAAAAGAGACTCCAAGTTTTGCCAACTTAGAAGCAGTAAAAAAGCCTAAAAAGACAGTTTATGACCCAAATAAGCAATATACTTGGAAACCAGATGCAGAATTTACATTGAATGGGGAATCGTTTGGGGCTATTTTGAATCTATGTAGGAGTATTTTGAGTACCAGAGAGGCTCAAACAGTACTTTTGGCAGATAGAGCCAATGAGTATATCGAGGAATTATTCAAAGTTTCTGTTGAAAACGGGACTTGTATAGAAGCCACACCAAATGTCCAGAAATAGTACTACAAGGGATGCGTTTTATAAAGTAAGGAAATCTGGAAGGTTTAGAAACTGGATGGATTACCAAAAATGGTATTTATCCCAAGTAGTACCTATAAATAAGTACAACAATGAAGCAGACAAAGGTAAGACAACTAAATAAGAGAAATTGGGAAAAAGTTCTTCAATCATTAGATAAACCAGGATTGGAGGAATTTCAAAAAGTAGTAAGAGAAATAGTATATCCAGAAAATAAGTAATTAAACCAACAATTAAATATGGAAACAGTAAGAGGAAAATTCACATGTACCAAAGCAGTAGATACTAGCTATGGTAAAGAGACAAGTTTTTGGGCATTATATAGTAACACACCAGAAGATAATTCATATTCTCAAGCAACTCCTTCAGGAAATATCACTATGATTGTATCAAATCCTTCAGCAAAAGACTTTTTTCAAGAAGGTCAAGTATATTATTTGGATTTTAAAAAGGCATAAATATGTATATTCAAATTGAAACAGTATCCAAGACAATTAAGCTAGCTGAGACTGTTAATTTTAAAGATCTATTAGAGGTACTGGATAAATTGTTCCCTAATAAGGAATGGCTTGAATACAAGCTAGAAACTAATACAATTATCAATAATTGGTCAAATCCTACTATTATCTATAGAGATCGTTATTGGCCTACTTATCCGTGGAATCAACCAACTATCACTTGGGCAACTAGTAATGGTAATGTATTAGAAACATTCACTGCCTCTCAAGGAACTTATAATCTTTCAATCAATTAATTATGGCAGGACTATATAACAAACAATCGAAACCAAAGAAAGCTCCTAAAGTTCATAACCCTCATCCTGAGAAACCCTATTTTCAAGAAGGGGATATCAAAAAAGGTAATAAAAAAGTACCTCAATGGCCACTAAAAGCCAAAAAATTATCTAAATAAGCATAATTTCGTAATAAAAACTAAAGCTCAACTTATTATAGTTGAGCTTTTTCATTTTTAACCCACATTAAAATGATAATTTTAGCTTTTATTCTGGTTCTCTCATTAGTTACTTTTGTCTATAGACTATTCAAGAAATGGGTAGATGAATTATAGTTTGTCTAGACGCTTTCTCGTTTCCCTTATAAATTGGAGAATATTATAATATCTATCCAATTGTGCATTAATTTCTCCTAAAACGCCAACTCTGGGCACTCCTACTTCTTTATTAGCATCTTCAGGACTTTCTCCATATAATCTACTTGCCAATGAATCCAATTCTCTTACTTCAGAAAGCAATTCTGAATTTAGATTACTCAGTGTATTCACTACTTCATCTAAATGTTTTACAAATTCTGCTGTATCTACAGCTTTAGATAATTTTTCATTTTGTGTTTTCATATTAATTTATTTTTGGTTTATCTTAAACTATTATAAGTTGAAAGTACTTTATCTATGAATATAGGATTTTTGGCTTTTTGATAGATTTCATAGGCAAATACCCCATCTGCATCCCTTCTATCCAATACCCATCTGGTATTACCCAATAAACTTCCTTTGAATAGAAAGTTATGGCTATCTATGTGATTTAACATCACTTTATCTCCTTTTAATCTTAGTGTACCATCTTTATTCTCTTGGGAGAATGATATAAAATCATTATCTAAGTCTTTTATATTTTCCCATAATGAGGGGTAAAATTCGGTATCATCATCATTAAATAGTATATAAGTCTTATCTAAATCTATACTAGTAGATATTAAATCTAATGCTAAGTTTCTTTGAGAATTACCAGATATCCCTTTAGTAGTTGGTAGTCTTATAGGGAAACAATTAATTGGTATTAATTTCCAGTCAGGAAAATGTCCAGAATCAAATATTATTGTCCAATTATACTTATTTCTTGGTATATTAATAGATTTACTTATTTTATCTAGATTCTCTGGCCTAATCGAAGGTGTAATTATGTGTAATTTTTCTATCATGATTTCATCAAATAAGCTACCCATAAACCATTCCAATATCCATCTTTATCCATAACTGTACTATTATCATTGCTGGTAAATATCTGTTTTTCCCATAAAATCATCAAATTAAGCTCAAAAATAGCCTGAAATGTACCCTCTCTTACTTGTTGCCAATTCCAATCATCAACTATAAAGATGAACTTATCATCTAAACAATGATAAAAATGCTTCAATGATTTATAATGGTCTTCTTGAGTATGACCCCCATCATACATATAAACATTGAATTTACCTAGTCCCGTAGCATCTAATTTCCAGCAATCTTCTATAAAATGTCTATTTTGACTTTTACCAAGAACTAGGTATTTGAGTATATTTTCCGTGAATTCTTCCCTAACATTCCCGAATTGTGAAAAATTATCAATAGAAGTAATATCTATTTTATTTCCACATATAAAGGAACAAGTAGAACTACCCTTCCAAGATCCAATTTCAAGTAGTCTAGCATCTGGAAAATCAACTACATTATTATAGAAATTTCTGGTTTTTATTCCAGACATTCCTTCCATATTAAGGATATAATCATCCAATTTGGATAATCCTTTTTCAGCTCTATCAAAACTACTCTGAAGGTGCTCTATCATTTCTTACCATTATTAAAAGTTTATCATTGTTCCACCCTGGAGAACTCATATTCTTATGGTTTGCCTCTACAAAGTAAATAGATGAAAAATAAGGAATCAAGTCTTTTAAAGCCTCATAATACCTGTTTTCATCCTCACTTTTAAAGATGTCCTCTATAATCAGGTATCCTCCTTCTTCCACAAATTTATATCCTGATTTTATAATATTTATCTGATCTTCAAATTTATGGGTACTATCATCTATCAAAATATCAAATTTTTCACCAAATCGAGATAATCCTTCCTCTAAAGTTGATGATTTTGACCTTACATCTAAATTATAATAACATACCCAATCCAGATCATCCCCCAAGGCTTTGTCTATTCTATTTTGGTCATTTTCAAATCCACAAATAGTCCCATTTGGAAAGTAATTCCACCAACATTTTATGGAATTATTGTCCAGTATCCCTATTTCTCCCAAGTTTATATTCTTACTTCTTATTGAGGAGAACAACATATCATAAATAGCAGTGTAAGCATGTTTATGTAGATTTGAATCCTTATTGAGAGGTGATTTGTCCGTAGCATACTTCTCACCCAATTTACATAGGTCAGTTACACTATAGGTACTATCTATTATTAGTTTATTGAACATTACGTTTTGTTTTTCTAATTTTTTTAACTAGAAATGGACTCCTACTACTAAAAGGTTTGCTAATTTCTTTAGCATATTCTGTCATTATAAAATATAATGCTACTCGTAAATTACCATTAATGTGACCAGTATTAGCAATATGTTCAAAAATTAGCTTTATTGACAATAATAGAATCAATTAAGTTATCCATTAATTTTTGTTCCATATATCTTTAATCAATTTATAATAATCTTCTTTTTTTGAGGGCGAAATGACCTTATCTCCATGGTCCTGTGAATGTTTACGATAATTATTGAAATTTTCAGGATTTTTACCATCCCCAGAAGTCTTCCAAGCTGGATAATCATCACCCCAATTATAAATTAGGGTACTTGGTCCGTCCGGATCAACAAATATTTTATTTCCATATACTAAAGGTTCTACCCATTCCAAATGTTGATCACCTGTGGTAAGCCTAAAACCATAGTTCTTTATCCAATTAGAGGATAAAAACATAGAGGGTTCTAATGTATTATTCATCTTTTCTATACCTCCATGATGTCTATAATAGGAGAATAGAGGCTTATATGCCTCCATTCCCATTTCCTTGGCTTTTAGATAACCCTTCACACCTTCAGATAGATGGTTGGGTAGGAATAAATCGTCATCATCCATGAAATTAATGATATATTCCTCATCTTCTTCTATATTATCAAATGTATCAGTATAGATAGCTCCTAAATTGGTATATTGCTTACTGGTTTTGCTATCTATATGATTATTCCA